CCGAAATCACGGAATGAGTTCGATTCCCCATTCCAGCATCGAATAGGAGCCCACACGACCGGCCGTATTAAGGACGATACCACCCCAACCACCGAGCGACAATTCCGAACACTTTGCACACGATAATCCGAACGTCACGCCATCAGCAACACCACCCAACATGTCCGAACGCAAGTCCGCAATCAGCGGTGGTGAGTCCATCAAACGCTCTCTGAGTCAGTTCCTAGATTCAGATCCATCGACAAGTGCTCCCACCCAGGACTCGTCCCAATCCCCCGAAACTCGCCGTAGGAAATTTAAGCGCCGCAAGGCGAATATTGAGCGCCGGCTGGAGGAGCAATTTCGTCTCATGGAATTGTACGACCATATTCAGGTGGTCGGGGAGCGGCAACCCTACGCACAACTTCGCAACACCCTCGAAACCGCTGAACCCGACCCACTGGTAGTCGAGTACGCCGCGCTCAATACGCCTGAAGAGGAGGGTCTGGATCCCAAGCACTGGGTGTTCGTAAAGGCCAACACCCTGGTAGAGATGAACCACCTTAGGAACTTCGACAGACAGCCACGCCAACGCCCCGCCAAATACATACCGATCATCGATAGGGCCGCGAACATAGTTGCCGACCTCCTTGAGCTTCCCACACTCCTACCCTTTCCGACAAAGGAGGACCTCAAGACCGTTCCATTTAAAGGGAACAAGTTCGCCGGCATGGAGTATGCTACGCTTGGGATGAAGACCCGTAGGGAGGCTGATCCAGTGGCCCAGGCGGACGCAGAGTGGGCATGGGACCGTTTGATGGCTGGGCATGATGTAGTCCCTCATGATGTTCGTCTTGGTGGGCGCGGTAAGATTACCGCTCGTACCTCCACGGACGAGGGGGTGGATCCTCCCGCCGTTGGGCGCCTCATACTCATGATGAGTCACCGGGATCTTAAGCTGTGTGGCGTCACCGAGAAGCTGCTCACTCAAGCTTATCTCGGACCGGAGTGGCCCATATCAGTTGGGGATTCATGGTTCCATGAGGGCACACATAAATTTCATCAACGCTTTCGTGGCTTCCTTCGTTATCACTGCTTTGACGCTCGAAAGTATGATGCCTACCTGGAACCATGGTTGGTGCGCTATGCCATCAACATCCTCCGTGAGCAGTTCGTAGATGGTCGAGAGGACGAATACGACGCTTACTGGCGCTTTGTGGAGGAGTCATTGATCCGCGCTCCCATCATGAGGGATGACGGCTTTCGGCTGCAGAAGTTGGTCGGCACCACTAGTGGGCACTCCCACAACACACTACTGCAGTCGATTTGCACCCTTATAGTTGCCTATGGGGTTATCATTGCGATGAACCCAGAGCTCTCCGACGACGAGATAAAGGAGGCGGTCCATGCCGAGGCCCTTGGGGACGATAATATCACCGGCTCAAGGGCCCCGGTCGTCTCCTTCTCTGTCGAGGACGCAGCGCGCTGGGCATGGGAGATATTTGGTATCGATTGGAAAGGGAAGAAGTCCTTTGAGACTACAGCAGTGGCGGATCTGGTCCCTCTCGGGTTCCAAGGGGTTCAATACCTCGGGAAGTACTTTCGTAAGGCGGAGTACCCTATAGATGGGGGCACGGTGGACGTGGTTCTGCCGTACCGGCCATTTCGCGAAACGTTCTTGCGATTGCTCTACCCGGAGTATGGCGGCCTTGGAGCCGACCAGACGTGGTTACGCACTCTGGGCAACTACATTGATGCCGCTGGGAACCCAGTAACCGAGAGATGGTTACAGGGGTTCCTTGATTGGCTGGAACCTAGAGTGATGGAACAACCGGAGCAATGGCCAGCAAACTTCCAACGAATGGTATCCCGAGATTACTCCGGTGTCGGAATTGAGGTACCAAAGCCAGAGCGCATGTCATTTGAGCAGTGGCGTGATCTAGTTGTTCTACCACGGGAGGAATACAGGGCCTCTTGGCGTGCCGATGAGCCAGAGGATGAGCCCCTCACACCATTGGATGACTATCAGGAATAGACTGATGCATGTATCTCCTATGTTATTCCCTTGTGTCAGTAGATAGGTAGCTAGAGGGGGGGTGTTATAGCACCCCTGACAGTCTGACCGCGCTTGTTCAGTGGCTGCCACGTGAGCCATCCCCGGGGTAACGACTATAAACTATCAAATGC